ACTGGAAGCCGCGAACAACGGGTGCATCTCCATATGCACGATAGAAAACATGCGTGAGAACAACCCACAGGTGGAGCTGTTCCAGGATGGGATCACCCACGTAGGAGTCCACCAAGGAATAGACCCTAAAGATTTGGCAGCAGTCGTGGACTGGGCATGTAATCTGCGGGAGGAAGATGCCATGCCGATGGTGGAGGCAGCGCGTAAAGTTCTGTCTGATCACTTTGACTACCGAAAAACCTGCCTCCAGTACCTCGAACTCGCAAAAGGGAACCCGGCAGGAATCTATCCTCTGTTAGAGACGGGTAAACTGCCTTAATTAACAGGCACTTATGGGCCGGTCCCCCAAGGAGCAAAATGTAGGGGGGTAGGAGCGCCGCAAATTGTGCCCGCTACTACACCCCCACCCACCCAAAAATAAACGCTCCTTGGTGGATCCTGGTGCGTTCTTTTTTACCAAAATTAGGAAAAAAGCCATGGAACCGTATCAAGCTGACGATTTAGTAGATCTTTTGGCGTATTGGATAAAAGAGCGGGAATGTGTGCGGGCTCATCACGATGCTGGTGGTCCCAAGCCGTGGAGCAAGGATCCTGTGTTTCAGCGAACCTACTTTTGCAACGTTCATCGTGAAGATGATACGGTGACCAAATGGATCCGCGCCAACTGGAGCAAGCCTGCCCACAGGAACTTTGAATTCGCTATGTGCTTTGCTCGTCTGTTCAACTACATTCCCACCCTAGAACTGGTGGGATTCCCTGAAAATTCTGACTGGCTTGAGGAGGCCATAGGAAAGATCACTGAACGTTCTTTAGAAAAGAAAAAGGTGTGGGGGAATGCCTACGTTGTGACGACCCACGGGATTCCTACTTCCAAGCTGGAGTACGCGCTTCGTATGTTGAACGACATAGCGGTGCAATCTCACAGCCTGTGGGTTGAGATGCACCGATGCAAGTATCTAGAGGAAGCGCACGAGATCATAATGCGCTTTGAAGGATTCGGATCGTTCATGGCGGCGCAAGTGGTGGCGGACATAAAGAACACTCACGGACACCCCCTATCGTTGGCTAAGGATTGGTGGAATTGGAGCGCTCCTGGCCCCGGTTCAATGCGCGGGCTGGAGTGGGTGTACCGACGGAGGATCACACCGTCAGAATATTCAAGCGTCATGAAAGATCTTCATGTACTAGTTGAAAAACTGGTGTATCCTATCCATATGTGTGAGCAGGATCTCCAAAACTGCTTATGCGAATTTGACAAATATATGAGGGTGAAAAGTGGAACCGGACGATCTAAACGAAGCTATCCAGGAGTAGCATTATGATGATCGGAGCCTCGACTGCGGATAGCCTGTACAAAGAATTGATGTGGCACCTGTACACGAATGCACGGGTTGAAGAAACCAGGAACGGAGAAGTAATGACTGTTCCCCGTCCCGTGGTAGCGGCCCTCTGGAACCCTATGCAGAGAATAGTGTTCAGCCCTAGTCGGGACGCCAACCCATTTTTCCACGTCGCTGAAACAGTGTGGATGTTTGCTGGCTCCAATGATGTTCGGTTTATTGAGCAGTTCAATAAGCGGTACAGAGAGTATGCGGACACCGGCACTACTCACGTCTGGGGGGCCTACGGGCATAGATGGATCTATAGGTGGGGGTTCGACCAGATACAGCAGGCCATAGATTTGCTTATAAAGAACCCCGTGAGCAGACAGGTGGTCATTAATATGTGGGATCCTGAACGAGACTTAACTGAGGCCCCGCACAACGACAGACCTTGCAACACGCAGCTCATGTTCAGAGCTCTTGAGGGGGGCACTCTAGACATGACTGTGATTAATCGCAGTAACGATCTAGTATGGGGCATGATGGGGGCGAACATCGTGCATATGACCTATGTTCACGAGCTCGTCGCCAGAGCGGCAGGGCTGAATATCGGAACCTACTACGTCGTGACAAACAACCTCCATATGTACACCGGGATGCCGCGGTTCCAAGAAATTTTCGAGGGGGGACTTCATGGCACAGCCAGCGGAGAACAGTGGTTCACCGTCCCAATCTTACTGCCAAAAGAGACGTGGGCAGATCTTAATGGGGACTGCTACGACTACGTTGACTGTGGGGTCATGGGAAACTTTAGAACCAACTGGTTCAGGAACACTGCGTTCCCCATGATGGAAGCCTACCTAGCCGGACCAAGCAGTGAGCGTAGAAACGATATGATGCTGCAAATAGAGGATCCAGGATGGAGAACCGCCTGCGCGCAATGGGTAGCACGAAGGTAAGGACTGCGGTACAATGGCCGCTGCCAAGGGGGGCGGAAGTACTCGGGCAAGCACGAGGAAACCAAACCCTGAGGCACCATAGCAAGGAGTAGACATGGAAAAGGTAGCGTGTATTCTAGACAATCTGCTACAGATAGCAGATCACGATGCAAAGACAGTGTACAAGAAGAATCAGGAGTATGGTGACTCCTGGTGCAAGAGGGGAGGCCCACAAGCCTTCTCGGTCATCTGGAGAAAGGTGGATCGAATTGAATCCATACTTAAACAGATGGACAACGGGTATGATATTTTCGAAGCCTGGGATGTAAACCCCGGCGATGTCCGTGACGATATACGCGATCTGCGGGCCTATCTACTTCTCCTGGAGGAGTACATGATTCGTCCCTGTACGAGCTGACCGTACTCCTCCGCTAGGAGGAACCTTTGCACCCGATGGGGGATTCGGGAGTCAGCATCCCCCACTTTCAATGGCGAGTGCGACTATGTGTTCCATGGCTCGTAGCGGAGGCCGAAAGGCGACACACTCGCCACCATATCTGAGCCCAACGATAAGGGCCGCTGTGCAGGGTGTTGAACGACCGGAGTCAACGGGGTTGGGGGTAGCTCCCCGCAGCCCCTCGCAGCGAGTCCGACCTACAGGGAATCCTTAAATGCGCCTGTCAAGACGTTTGAATCCTGACCCACCTGTAAGCCGTCGTTCGGCGGCGGCGTTCCTGCTGATGGTGCTTCTAGTTTTTTCTCTGGTGGTGGCCTGGAAACTAAATAGTGGGTCTCCAGAGCAATCTTCCCCAGAAACTGGTTCACCTCAATAAACAGGGGAACTTCTCGCCCCCGAACTTCCACTCGCTCTAGAAGAGCCACTGCCGCCTTTGCAAGATCTACATCACTGTTCATTCTACGCCCTCTTTGATTTACTTTCTTTTTTCCCAACACCGCGCCCTCATAAACCCATTTAGAGTGGAGCAGCCAGTACAGGCGCGACCGGCACACTGACCGCTATGATAAAAGACACTGCGTTACTCTTGGCAGATTCATTCTGCCCCGCAACGTCATTATTCACAGCGGTTATCTGACACGAGTGGTTGCCCGCCGTGAAATCGCCAGCTACTGAGTTCCAAAATAGCGTAGGATTAGGAACCACCTTCTTCGGCGCCGCCACCCCGTCGCAGTAAAATCGGTATTCCTTGAGGGACTTGGTGCCAGTCGCCGGAATAGCGGTGCCGTCAGTGTTAAGAGTCGGTACTGTCCAAGTCCACTCAGGGGCGAACGGCAGTAACGCCATGCTTCCAACCACACAGATCAAGACCAGTGAGGTTATGATAATGGATTTCGCGTGCGGTCTCTTCAGTAATGACATCATCCCTTCCTACGTAGATTGGCTTGGCAAGAAAACAAAAGTCAGTCGCGCGACCACTCGTCGTGCAACCGCTTAGAAGGATTAGACTCAGTAGCGACAGCCTGTTCAATTTTACCAGCCTTGACCAGCGCATCTTCAAGCTCCTTCATGTTACTGAGCTTCTCGGACTCTTTGCCCGAGCTTCGAACCTTCCAGGCGACCCCTATCAACATCAGAACAAGCGCCGCTGCTGTGATAAGCTGGACGGTCATGCTTTACCAATGACCTTTTTGGACATCAGCCGGAAAACAATCGTGGCTATCGCGGTCAGCGCACCGACGATGGTCAGTTGCAAGTTCGGATCATCCAGCACATGAACGCCAGCCGCCGAAGCGATCCCCGCGCTGATGCCGACGATCTGCGTCCAGATCACACGCGACTGCCACCATGGCATGACTTCCGCGTTTACTGTGTCTTCGCTCATAAGAATCTCCAGAGTAGTAGAATCACCAGAACAACAGACTGTAAAAGGCAGAGCGGGTGGATAATCTGGTCCAGGTGTCCACCCCAGTACGGAGAAGCGCGCATCGCCTCCACGTACCGATTAGTCCACTCGCCCCCCTTATGCGAAGCCTTCGGCGGATAAAACCACGCGGAATAATACTCCCTGGCTTCGCGTAGAAGTTTGCCGCCGTTAAAACTCAAGGTTGTTCGTCCAACACGAAGAACGTTACGTCGATCGTACCGCCCACTGTCGCGTGTAGTCCTGCTATACAGGAGACTGGAAACTTGTGAAATCCAATAGCAGGTGTGATCGTGCCGCCAAGAACCGTGCCACCGGAACCCCCTCTGCGAAGAACCAAGGTCCCCGCAGTGGTGCTGTTCACATAGAAACCCAGAAGAACAGTATTCTTCGTGAGAATAACATCCCCTGTGGCTGTGATGTTAACTGACTTTCCATACTCAGCTACTGGCTGACTCATCGTAAATCCTCTTGTGTGATTATGGTACTACTTTCTACCGTCGTGTGCAATTGAAAAATGGTCAGCGTCAGGCTTGGTAAATCTACCGCCCCAACAGGAATCAGGGGACAGAGCCTCCCAGAACACCCCTAGCGGCAGATAGTCTTCTAGCTTGGTGCAGAACACCCCACCCTTGAACAAGTTAAGGTCTGCCGCCAGCCGCTGAGTGTGGAGGCTGTTGGTGATCCCTATGCCTTTCGCAGCATTTAGAGCAGCCTGCTCAGGGGTGCGGTACAGCTCGCCAGCGGTAAGCTCATAGCCGTGGTGCGCGCACCAGTCTACAAGCTCAGACAGTTGGGTTAGAAATCGCCACTGCTTCTGGTGGAGGGTTTCACTCACTTTCACATCCTGGCAGTGGGAACTCTTGCCCCTTTTCTGCCTTGTAGTCAATGAGCAGCTTAGTGAGCTGCTGGGTCAGTATAGCCCGCAGGTCACCTTTGGCTTCGCATTGTTTCACGCGAAGATTTAGGATGTCTATGGTTAGATCATCCGCCCGGTGGGTTCTAACTTCCTTCACGAAACTGGCTACTTGCTCATTCGTAGCAAACCCGTCGGACAGTGGGGTCATACCCATTGAGAACGCGATGTTTCCAGCAATGGAGAGTAAAGCTGCGCCAAGTGCGATTACCATACCGATTCTCCAAACGTAATGTTCCTCATCCGTGGCGTGAATTCCTGGCGGAACCACCCACTTGAACATTGTCTCTAACAACTTTATCATGCAATACCCATCATGTAGATACGGAGACCTGACACTTCTTAGCCTGTGAACCACCTAGCTTGCGAACCGTAAATTCCCATGTAGCTATGCCGATAGACACAGCAGTCCACGTCTTAAGGGCGCTCATGGTGGCGTAAACTCCTAGGGCGCTTCCAGTCGTAGGCCCTGCCCCAGAGATCAGAGCGGTGTATGCTACCTCATAACCATCACCAACCGTGACGTCTCCAGTACCGAGTTTCCACCACTGGTTAGCGGGAGAAAAACTTGTAAGTCCTCCTACCCCCGTAAACGACCCATTTCTAAAAAAGTTAACGGATATGCTGGTGATGTCCGAAACGGATTGGTTCGAAAGATTGATATTGGACGCACCGCCAACAATCATCTCATTTAGAATGCCGCTCATCAGATTACACTGCCCGAAATCACCCAAGTCGTGGCGGTCATCTTT